CTGTACACTGCTTCGTACACAACTTCGCCGGCAGCATTGCGTGCCTGGGCTACGCGAACTTCACCTAAGGTCAGGTTCTTCCAGTAGTGGTTTTCATACAGTGAACTCACATAGTCAGCATAGGTGGCTGCAGTCAAACCAAAAGCGTGATCATACACCACTTGCTTGGCCACACCAAAGTTGGGATCGTTGAATCTGTAGATGTAATCGGGTACAAAAATATCATCATTTTGCAACAGGCTGTTGACAAAATCTCTATCGTTTTGTGGTGGCATGGCCTGTATGTAAAGATTCTCATAGGGCTCATTGTATCGGCGTATCACTGTGATTGAAAATTGTTTGCTAACATTGATCAAACCATCCACACTGAATGCCTGCACTGTGAATGTGTACTTGAGATCAAATGTGGTAGTGTCTTTGTCAAAAGTGGTGCTACCTAGATCCAAGGCAAAGGTATTGAAGCTCACACGACCCGCAATTTCACCTGAAGTTAGTAGTGTGAGTCCTTGTGGTAACAAACTGTCACTGCCTGACAGCAACTGATATTGCAAAGGAATACCTGCACGGTTCACTGCTGCCACATAAAACATACTAGTAGCACCATTGTCTATGCTACCAAGATTACTGGGCACTAACCATGTGATGTCAGTGTTGATGGGTCCTAACACAGTCAAACTGTAATCAGTGGCATCGCTAATAATGTCTGGGTTATTGACTTTATAAACTCTCACAGCAAATTCATATATGTTTTCAGTCAAGCCCAAAGGAGGAATGTAACCATACACCCAACCTGAATTAGGATCTAGTGTTAGACCTGGAGGCAGACTGGAACCCAACAGTGCGTTCCATTCGTAACGGAATTGGTCGCCGTCTAGATCCAGACCAATAAATTGGAAAGCAAAGAAATTGTCGTTGCGCACTGTGCCAATGCTGCCAGCTGGTGTGAGCAAGATTGGTGGACGCTGTGGGCTAACGTCGGCTGTGATAAATGTGTTGTCTGCAGTTATCTGTGTGTTGTCTGCAGTCATGGTGTTGCGAGCGTACACAAAGATATCAAATGTTCTTAATTGAGTGCTTTTGCCGTCCGACAATTCCAAAGTAAATTGATAATTGGCACTGGTGGCCTGAGTGCTGAAATCAAATGGATAAACGTCAAAGCCTTGGCCATCTCTACTAAATCCTGCTGTGGCATCAATGGGGGCTAGGGGTTGAATAAATCCAGAAATAAGTCCTGTGCTGCTGATTGAAAGGCCCGTGGGCAATGCACCTGCAACCAAACTTATTGTGATCACATCTGCTGGATCTGGATCAGTGTACTCAATCTGTAGACCCGTGACCAAAACTCCATCATAGTAGGTGGCAATGTTGCCTGCAGGGGTCACAAACTGTGGAGGATTCTGACCATTTACAGTGATGGTAAAGGTACGATCAGCCAGTCTATTGATCACAACCTGTCCATTGACCACTTTGGTATTGTAGACTCTGGTGGCAAACTTGCTGGTGACATCTCTACTGACTGGCAAGGGCACACCTTCCACGCTGACCACTGCCTGCGGAATACCAGTGATCAATCCGCTTTTGGCAATTTGCATGCCAGCTGGCAATCTACCCGCTATGAGTTCAAAGTATAGGGGATCATCGTCTGGATCATAGGCTTCCAGGGTCAATTGGAAAAACTTACCCTCAGGTATGTTACCTAAACTGCCTGCAGGAGTGATCCAAACCGGCTGTGCCATTGCTTACAGTCTTCCAACAACAATTTCTATGGTGCCTACACCGCCATCAAAATCTTCTAGAGCCTTGCCAATCACAGTGCCCATTGCGGGATTGGCTTCGGCTCTGGCTTGACCATTGCCGGCACTGACCATCATGTCACCTTTGCGCACTGCACCAACCACATGACAAGGCACACGACCCTGCAGTGCCACAGCAATAACAAACTCACCTTCCAATCCAGAATTCATTTGATAAGCAGGTTTGTGTGACACAACACCGGCCACTCGGGGATCCTGGTCATGGTTGCAAGTGGTTATTTCATGTGTGCCACCAAAGCAGACCACTGTACCAGAACTAATCTGCTTGTCGGCCAAGTACATTTCTGCCAAGTCAGCATACAGTGCTGTGGTGGCTTGGGCGAACAGTCTGTTAAAATAGGTACTTGCGCTACCAATGTTTCCAGTGGCATTGGATCCACTGTTCACAATGTTGCCCAGTGTGACATTGCCAGTACCAACCGACAAGTTGCCACCGGTGATGTTACCAGTACCTGATACAATGCCTGAGCCAAACAATACATTACCGCCTGTAACATTGCCAGTACCACTTACAATACCGGATCCAAACAATACATTACCGCCTGTAACATTACCAGTACCACTGACTATGCCACTGCCAAACAACACATTGCCGCCAGTGATATTGCCAGAGACCGAAACTACAGTACCTGTGAAACTTGCGGCATTGGCTATACTTCCTGCTAGAACATTTCCACCGGTAATGTTGCCATTGGCTGATATCAATCCAGTTACATACACACCAGTTGACGCAAACACTGCCACATTTGATGTACCATTGATTGTGATATTGGCATTGCCGCTCACAGCGCCGATATTGGCTTCGCTGGTGCCATTGACAATTTTGTTTGTGGTGACACTGATTCCTTGCAGTTGGCTACCATTACCAAAAATATAGTCGCCGGTAATGTTGCCACTTACACTGACTGTTGTGCCAGTAATACTTGTGGCGTTTAACTGAGTGCCAGCTATGACATTGCCACCGTAAACGTTGCCTGTGCCAGAAACTATGCCTGTGCCAAACAAAATATTACCACCGGTGATGTTGCTAGTGGCCGACACAGTGGCGCCTTTGACCAGTGCACTAGAGTTGACATTACCGCCGTCGACATTGCCTGTGCCTGACACAATGCCAGCACCAAACAACACATTGCCGCCAGTTATGTTGCCGGATATTGAAATATTGGCGCCAATGATGTTGCCACTGGCACTGAGTATGCCAGTATTGACATTGGCCCCTGTGATGTTGCCGCCGGCTGATATGATACCAGAGCCACCAACGGTGACATTACCACCTACCACATTGCCCGAAGCACTGAGTGTGGTGGCTTGAACTTTGACTGTGACCAGTACATTGCCTGCTGAAACGTTGGCAGTTGTCACAATGTTGCCTGCTGCAGATACAATGTTGGCTGTGGATATGTTACCACCGATCACGTTGCCCTGTGCGCTGACAATGCCTAGCACTGTCATGGTGTTTGAACCCTTGTCGTAGGTAAATCCACCCACTGCGTCTGCATTGCCATTGGTGTTGAACAACACTTGTGTGTTAGAACCTGGTACCACAAAGTTTCCTGTGACATTGCCCAGGAATGTTCCTACAAAATAACCAGCGGTGGTAATGTTGGCGGTGGCGCTGATTATGCCCTGTGTCAATATATTTCCAGCCGACACATTACCCGCAGCAGCAATGTTGCCTCCTGTGATATTGCCTGTGGTACTTACAGTGTTGGATCCAAAAGCAGCTAGGAATGAACTCACATTTGAATTACTGTAACTGGCAGGTAATCCTGTTAGTTGGCTACCATCACCAACAAAATAAGCACCTGTGACATTGCCCACGGTGACCAAATTACTGCCTGTGATATTGCCAGAAGCACTTACAACGCCAGTTACATATTCGCCGCCAGTGGTCCATACCACCACATTTGAAGTGCCACCAATGCTGACTTGCCCGTCACCGCCGGGGTTCAACACAATATTACTGTTACCGTTTTGTATGCTGCTGACTGCAATATTACCAACTTGAGTAACCTGCGCCCAAATTACGCTGGATCCGTCGTAGTCCTGAAAACAATAGTAAAAATATGTGCTGTCATAGGCGTACATGCCGGCTTGATCGCCTGCTATACCTACCAAGCTGGTAGGTGGTGTGCTTTGCGCACGACTGTACAGCTGGCTGAAGTTGTCGTTGCTCTTGATAAACGCTGTGCGTATGGGGTCGCCTAGCCCATCATTGGGTGCTGGACCTACATTGATTATTTGTTGGGTCATTGATCTGGATCCTCTGGTATGTATTTACCAGAAACACAGCAGGGCGCTGTGGCCAGATTGTTTGCTTGTTATATGCTGAAGCTTGAACCGCAGCCACAGGTACTGGTGGCATTGGGATTTTTGATCACAAAGTTTGCGCCCATGTTGTCCTCAACATAGTCAACTTGGGCTTCTTGTAGGTATTGCAAGCTCATTGAGTCAACTACCACATTGACACCGTCAAAGTCCCAGTCAAAATCATCTTCGTTTTTGACTTCGTCAAAGGTGAAACCGTATTGAAAACCCGAACAGCCGCCGCCCTGCACAAACACTCTGAGCTTGAGTTTGGGATTGTTTTCTTCTGCAATCATTTCCTGCAGTTTGGCTATGGCTTCTGTGCCCAGTTTCATAGGCGTTGATTACACACTTCCCAATCTATAATCTTCCAAATGTCGTCTAAATATTTTTCTTTATCCCACTTGTATTGAAGAGCCCAACTATGCTCCCACCAGTCCACTAGGCAGCAGATATCGGTGCGCACAGCATGGTTGCGTATGATCTTGATGTCACCAAAGGTGCTGAGATACACCCAACCCGACCCCTGTATGGTCATTGCGGTTTTTTTGAATTCTTCCTTGAAATCTTCGTAGGTCTTGAAGTTGCTCTCAATCAGCTCTAACACAGCACCTCGAGGACGATTAGCACCTTTGGGTTCCTTTAACTGTGGGAAGAACTTGTTGTGCAAGAAACTGCCTGCACGATTAAAGTCAGCATCGCCTTCGCCGGCATTGTAGCGTTTGGCATAGCCCTTGGCTAGATGTTCGTAGTGATAGTCTATGGTGGCTTCGCTCATCACAGGTTCCAAGTCCTTTTTGCCGTAGGGCAAAGGAGTAGTTTCCAACTTGGCCGGACGAGTTGAAGCTTCTAGTAGGTTGATGGTTTCGCGGATATCTGATTGCATACTAATATTTAGTTTCTGCGTGTGATGCGACCCTTGGTCAAATCATAGGCCGAGAACTCAATGTCCACGGAATCGCCCAACAGGATCTTGATGTTGTTCATGCGCATCTTGCCCGAGATCACGCCCATCACAGGTCGTTCTATGCCTTCTATCTGCACACGGAACATGGCGTTGGGCAAGACATCTATCACAGTTCCGTTCATTTTGAGTGTTTCTTCTTTGGCCAAGTTATACCTTATTTTTACAATTTTCAAAATGCCATCTTTTCATCGCAGTTAATTGACCGTCTTTTAAACAATGAGGACATTTCGTGGTTTTTAAAAAATGATGTGATCCGTTGGCAAATCTTTTTTTATTATTTTCAGCAGTTGCTAATTTGTGTTTTTCTGTTTGCCACAAATGTTTTCCGTTTTTAATTCTTTCAATTGACGGATTTTTATTTCCTATCCATTGATGTATTCCTTGGGCCACTCGTTTGAGTTGATTTTTTCGAGGAATATCGCCGCCGATAAAATTATGCGTGCCATTTAAAATTCTGTTTTGATTGGCTATTTTTGCTTCATCAGATGTCCAACCATTACTACCTAATCCTCTATTCATACATAGAGGATCGTTGAAATTTTCAGCTATAAATTTTTCTTCAGATTCCTTAAGTTTGACAATTGTTTCAACAAAACATATGATTTTTTTAGTTAGGATAGATTTGTCTTTAATCCCAGTTACCCAAACTCCGGATCCCAAATAGTTGTCATTTAAGTTCCTGGTTGTATGCCTGCCAATATAATATCTTCCGTTTGGATGAGTAATTTTATAGATATAATGATAGAGCATACAAATATTTATTATCTACGCATTTTGCTGATATCAATTGCTTCTTGTTTAGATATCACTGGTATAGCGTTGCTTTTATGAAGGGTTGATATACCAATTATTGTAGTACCAGTGTAGACCTTGGCTTCAGGACGAGTGCAGGGCTGCATTGTGGTTTCCACACTTCGGACATCACGCCACTCCATGGCACGATAGTTCAAGGCAGGTGGCTGATAGGGCCGGAATTCTCGGCGCCGTTCTGGTGCAGGTGCGCCAACCTCTTGTCGAAACTGCTGCCATTTTTCTGCATTCTGTCTAGCAGTCTGCGCAGACTCAGCGTTGCGAAACTTGCGTGGGCCTTTTTTCTTGCCTGTGGTACTAAGCCACGGGCCAACAAGATGCATGGTCATTTAGATTTCCTCAAGGTTGTTGGTCACAAGATTGTGCTGCTGTAGAAATTCGCGTGGTACGCACATCATGTTCTGATAATCCATGATGAGAAATGCATAGTTGTCAAGATAGCTCAGGGCAGACTTGATCTTGAACTGTCCTTCAAAGTCATCGTTCTTGAAATACTCTACCCACACACAGGGACGATGTTGAGTTAGTGTGTTTCGAGCACCAGCCAGGGCTTCAAGCTCGTAGCCTTCCACATCCAATTTCAAGAAATCCAGCCTGGGCAAATTCATAGAATCAATGGTCACAATGTCCACAGTGTTGGTACTATAATAACACTTTGGGATTTT